GAAGTCATCATGCGTGACGTGATGGCAAAGCAACTGGCATGATCGAGCAGCTCATCAGCCGGGTCTTCTACGCCCGCAACCTCGCGCACTACGAGCACTGGCGCACGAAGAGCTACGCCCAGCACAAGGCGCTGGGCAAGTTCTACGACAGCATCATCGAGGCGCTCGACGCGCTGGTCGAGGCGTATCAGGGCCTCAACGGCCTGATCGGCAGCATCCCCTCGCCGACCGACACCAAGGGCGACAGCCTCAATATCCTCAAGGCAGACGCCGAGTGGATCGAAGCCAACCACGAAGAAATCAGCGGAGGCAACCGTGCCGTCGCGAACCTCATCGACAACGTCACGGGCATCTACCTCTCGACGATCTACAAGCTCGAAAACCTCCGATAATGATGGTCGACATCAACACAATCGTAACCGTCCTGACATTTCTGGGTGGCTTGATCGGTGTATGGACGACGCTGAGCAGTCGGCTGACGAAGCTGGAGACGCGCCTGCAGTTTGGCGACGAGCGCTTTCAGTTGATCGACCGCCGGTTTGATGAAATGATCACTCACCTGCGGCGCATTGAAGATCGTCTGCAGCAGGTGGCTGACCGACCACTTAACTGAAGGGGAGGCCTCATGAGCTTCTGGGATCGCTTTGAAAGCAGCCGCGAGGGCATTGAGGACACGGTCGAGTTCACGATCCGCGTGGCGGTAATCACACTGGCCTGCGTCGTGCTGGTCGTCGTGGCCGCACTGGTCGTTGGCCTGTTCGCGTCCAATGACGTGGTGGACAGCGACAAGGTGTTCGAGATCGTCGGCCCTGCGTTCAACATGGTCATCGGTGCGTTCGTTGGCCTTCTGGGCGGCCTGAGCCTCAACGCTAATGCGCGTGACGCGAAGCCCGAAGAGCCCACTCCGGTCGAGCCTGAGCCGCTGCCGGCACCTGAGCCTGCGCCTATGGCTGCGACACCGGAACCGACCCCTGCGACTGAAGATGACGACGACATGGCCCCGTGGGAGAAGTATCGCAACGACCTGCGCTACGACGCCAACGGCGACGGCGTGGTCGATGAGGACGACTTCCCAGACTGGCGCAACCCGAGGGCGTAATGGCTGGCAATCTTTCTACCGTTGAACTGATCGGTCAGCTTTGGCCGATTGTTCTGGCTTTCATTTCGCTGGTGATTATCCTTGCCAAGATGGACGTTCGCCTCGCTGTGGTTGAGGAGAAGGTCAAGGCGCTCTTTGATCTGTGGAACAAGAAATGAGCCTTGTAACTCTCCAGCAGAAGATCGGCGTCACCGCTGACGGTGCGTTCGGCCCCGGCACGTTCAAGGCCGCTGCCGCCTACTACAAGCTGAACAAAAACCGCGCGGCGCACTTCTTTGCCCAGACGGCGCACGAGAGCGGCAACTTCACGGCCTTCAGTGAAAACCTGAACTACGGCGCGAAGGGCCTGCGCGGCATCTTCGGCAAGTACTTCCCCACGGAAGCTATGGCCAAGGCGTATGAGCGCCAGCCGCAGAAGATCGCCAACCGCGTCTACGCCAGCCGCATGGGCAACGGCGTCGAGGCGTCCGGCGACGGGTGGAAGTACCGTGGTCGCGGCGCGCTCCAACTCACTGGTAAGTCGAACTATCAGGCGTTCGCGGACTACATCGACCGCCCCGACGTGATGGAGAACCCCAATCTGGTGGCAACTGAGCTGTGCTTCGAGAGCGCCCTGTGGTTCTTCGACAAGAACAAGCTCTGGTCTATCTGCGACCAAGGCATCAACGACGCCGCCATCCTTGCGCTGACCAAGCGCATCAACGGCGGCACGCACGGCCTCGATGACCGCAAGGCTAAGACGAAGAAGTTCGCCGGGTGGCTGCCGTGAACGTCAACTGGGGCGACATCCTGAAGGGCGCTGTGCCCATCCTGATCGCCTGCATTGCGTGGCTGCTGGGGCAGGTGAACACCTTCGAGACGCGGCTGACCAAGATCGAAGCGTCGATGCCTGTCCTCGTCACGCCGGATGGTGTGCCCACGGACAGCCCTCTTTCGGCAAAGGCTCGATCTGAATTGCGTGAGCATCTGACGGGCGAAATAAATGACCTGAAAGTTCGCGTCGGGGTCATCGAGAGCAAATCTAAGTGAGGAGGCTACCATGAACCTGAAGAAACTGGCGCTCAACGCCGTCAAGAAGGAGGCCGAGAAGGCCGCCTTCAAGGGTGTCGTCGGAACCGTGCTGCCGACCGACAAGAAACCGACCCTCTCCAAGGGCAAGATGACGCTCGGTGCCCTCGTGCTGGCCATCGCCGGCCTTGTGTTTGAGTACCTATCCTGACCGTGGCATTCTGCCCAAAACTGATGTAGGGTGCGCCGATGGCCACGACGATGACCTTCACGACGCTCCAGCAGGACGTGCGGCGCTACCTTGAGCGCGGCACGACCTATGCGTCTGACCCGGTTGTATTCGAGCAAATCCCGCGCCTGATCAACCTCGCCGAGCGCCGCATCGCGCGCGAGCTCAAGATACAGGGCTTCATCAACGTCGTGACCGGGACGCTCCTCGTGGGCCAGTCGGTCTACGCCAAGCCCGACCGCTGGCGTGACACGGTGTCGATCAACATCGGCACCGGGGCCAACAGCAACAGCCGCAAGGTGCTGTTCACCCGCGCCTACGAGTATCTGCTCAGCTACTGGCCCGACCGCTCCCAGACCGAGGAGCCAATCTTCTACAGCGACTATGACTTCTCGCACTGGCTAATCGCGCCGACGCCGGACGAGGAGTACCCGTTTGAAATCCTCTACTACGAGCTGCCGCCGCTGCTTGACGATGTCGTGCAGACCAACTGGCTGACCGAATACGCGCCGCAGCTCCTGCTGTACGGGACGCTTCTCGAGGCCACGCCGTTCCTGAAGAATGACGAGCGCATGCCCGTCTGGCAGTCCATGTACGACCGTGCAGCCGCCATGCTCAACGGCGAAGACCTCGCCAAAATTCTGGACCGCTCGGCGGTCCGCAAGGAGGCGTGATGAGCAACACCTATACACAAATATTTGGTGGCACGACGATCTACCCGTCGGATGTGTCGTATCTGTCGCTGACGCTGACGGCCGACACGGCACTGGACTGGCCGCTCGAGAGCAACACGCTCCTGCGGCCGGCGGCGCGCATCATCGACGTGACGCCCACTGGCGTCTACTCGATCCTCATGCCGCCGGCCGACCAGACCGGCACCGGCCAGACCGTCCTGTTCAACAACCTCGGCCCGCAGACTGTCACCGTCAAGAACAGCGTGGGCGGTACGCTCCTGTCGATGGGGCAGGGCGAGCAGTGGCAGATATACCTGACCGACAACACCACTGCGGCCGGTTCGTGGCGCGTGTTCCGCTACGGCGCAGCCACGGCGCAGGCGCAGGCCTCCGCGCTGGCCGGCTTCGGCCTGACGGCGACCGGCTCGACGCTCTCGCAGTCCACGCCCGTCACGATCCTCAACACGAACTACACGGCTGGCGGCTCCGACCGTGCCACGATGTTCGTATGGTCGGGCGGCCTCGGCACGCTGACGCTGCCGACAGCGGCGGGTGTCGGTGGTGACTATTTCATCGCCGTCCGCAACGGCGGTTCAGGCAACCTCGTCATCGACCCGCAGGGCCTTGAGACGATCAACGGCGCAGCGAACTTGACCCTCGCGCCCGGTGACAGCGCCACGGCGGTGACGGACGGCACGAGCTGGTACACGCTGGGCCTCGGCCAGAGCGCGGTGTTTGCGTTCGACTACACGTCCATCAACCTCGCCGGCCTGAGCGGCAACTACACGCTGAGCGGCGCGGAACTGAACCGCATCGCCTACGAGTTCACGGGCGCGATTGTTGGTAACATCGACATCATCGTGCCCAAGACGACCCAGCAGTACTGGGTGACGAACAGCACGACGGGCGGCTCGTTCACCCTGCGCGTCAGGACGAACACGCAGTCGCCGGGTGTGCTGGTCGCTCGCGGCAGCCGCGCCATCCTCTACTGCAACGGTAACGACGTTGTTGACGCCGAGACGGGCGGCATTGCCACGCCGGTCGCTGTTGCCGACGGCGGCACGGGCGCAACAACGGCGGCCGGCGCTCGGATCAATCTGGGCGGCACCACCGTCGGCATCGGCGTCTTCACGGCTGTTGATCAGGCGGCGGCGCAGGCGGCCATCGGTGTCACCAGCGGCGGCGGTGACACTGCGGCCATCGTATTTGCGGTGGCGCTGGGGTAATGGCTGAGCGCATCGTCCAGATACGCTCGCAGCCGGGCATCAAGCGCGACGGCACCAAGTTCGAGGGCGACAACTACGTCGATGGGCAGTGGGTGCGCTTTCAGCGTGGCCTGCCGCGTAAGATCGGCGGCTACCGCGCGATCAGCAAGTATCTGCGCGAGGTCAGCCGCGCGATGCACGAGTTCACGCAGAACAACCTGACCTACGTGCACAGCGGCTCGGCCAACCTCGTCGAGCGCTTCTATATTGACAATGGCTTCAACACGTCCGTCATCACCAACCGCACGCCGTCAACGCTGGCGACTGACCCGAACAACATGTGGCAGTTCGACGCCATCGCCGCGCCGGGACTTGGCGGCATGCAGCTTGTCGCGCAGGTCGCGCCAAACCTTGAGTGCATCTGCAATGCGAACGGCGGCCAGCTCTTCTTCGGCAATCTGTTCGCCACTACGCCGCTGCAGCCGATCACCAACCTGCCGGCCGGCTACAGCGCCACCGGGGGCGTGGTGGTGCTGCACCCGTACACGTTTATATTCGGCAACGACGGCTACGTCGCATTCTCGGTGGCGGGCGATCCTACGGACTACACCAGCCTCGGCTCCGGCGCGGCGAACATCGCCTCGCAGAAGATCGTGCGCGGCATCGCCCTGCGCGGCGGCCCCGGCAACTCACCCTCTGGCCTGTTCTGGTCGGCCGATGCGCTGGTGCGCGCGTCGTTCATCGGCGGCGCGCCCGTGTTCCAGTTCGACACGATCAGCACGCAGAGCTCGATCCTCGGAGCGAACACGGTCATCGAGTATGACGGCATCTTCTACTGGGTGGGCACTGATCGTTTCTTAATGTTCAACGGCGTCGTGCGCGAAGTGCCGAACAACCTCAACCTGAACTACTTCTTCGACGGCCTCAACCAGTCGCAGCGCCAGAAGGTGTTTGCGATGAAGGTGCCGCGCTACGGCGAAATCTGGTGGTGCTATCCGCGCGGTGACGCCATCGAGCCGTCCCACGCCGTCATCTACAACATCCGCGAGAATACGTGGTACGACTGCGAACTGCCCAACGGCGGGCGCAGCGCGGCCGTGTCGCCGACGGTGTTCCCCAAGCCGATCATGACGGGCGTCGTGCCGAGCATCGCCTCAGATCAGGTGCGCGTCACTGAGGCCGACGACACGCGCATCACGGAGACGGACGACAACGTGCGCGTCACGGAAGACAGCGGCGTCGATCAGTACCGCCTGTGGGTACACGAGGTGGGCGTTGACGACATTGACGGGCTTAACCTGCAGCCCGTGCTGAGCTACTTCGAGACTGCCGACATGTCGCTGCCCGTGACGAACCAAGAGAACAAGGCGCTGCAGGTGCTAATGATCGAGCCTGACTTCGTGCAGAGCGGCGACATGACGATGCAGGTGACGGGCCGCGCCAACGCCAAGGCACCTGAGGTGTCAACGGAGCCGCACACCATCTACGAGACGCCGCCGACGCCGCAGGATCAGGTCATCTATTTTAAGACACAGCGCCGCGAACTGCGCTTCCGCTTTGAGAGCAACACGCTCGGGGGCGACTATCAAATGGGCTTGGTGCTGGCGCACGTACAGCCCGGCGACGGCACGGTCATTGGATGATCGACCCTCGCGGCATGGAATTGATTGATTGGGCCGACAGCGTTATACTGTCGGTTGGCGATGCGTGGGCGTTTGGTCGGCTTGACGACGAGAACGACTGGCAGGGTTGGGCTACAGGCTTTTTGAAGGCGTCACCCTTTTCAACACGCGCTGTACCAGACCCATATCAATTCGATGACTGGCGCGAGTGGGCCATGCGGGTCTATCCGATGCTGGAGGGACAAGGCTGATGTACGGCGAATACAGTTACGAAAACAGCCCCCTTGCCTCGGGGCCTTTCACGCCGATGGCGCAACCGATGGCGCAACCGATGGCGCAGCCCACGGCGGCCCAGCCGGTGGGCGGTCTCACCGCCGCACAGCCCGCATTCGGCGATTACGACGACTACACCGGGCGCATGGGGCCGGATGGCGAGCCTGAGCGCTACAGCACCATGCGTGGCGGTGATCCGCGCGTCCGGCAGCAGCAGGAGTTGGCGGAACGTGAGCGCCGGCTGCAGGACCCCATCACGCTCAGCTCGTGGATGACCGGCGCTAAAAAGGACGTGCGCGGCCTAGACCCGGCAAGCCAGATCACGCTCACTCCCGGCACGCAGTATCAAATCCGCGACTACACCGGAAAGAACGAGGGGCAAGTCATCGCCTCGGGCAGCACGCCTGAAGAGTTGCTGCGGCTGCAGGACGTTGCCCGTGGCCTCGCCAATCAGGGCCGCATGGCCGACTACCGGATCGAGCAAGTCGGTGGCACGCCGACTGGCGGCCTTGGCCAGTACCGCGACCCGACGACTGGCGAGGCGGTGACGCTGCTTGGCGGTGATCTGTACAACTCGCCGGGAACGAAAGTCGTCGGCGACATCCTCAAGATTGCTGCGCCTATCGCGCTTCAGTTCGTTCCGGGCTTTGGGACTGTTCTCGGGACTAAGCTCGGGCTGAGCGGCCTTGCGGCCAAAGCGGCAGGCGTCGGCCTGACATCAGCTCTAGGCCGCGCTGGCGCTGGCCTCGTGACGGGCGAGAACATCGGCGAGGCGCTCAAGGCTGGCGCTATCGGTGGCTTGGGCTCGGCGGCTACGGCCGGTTTGCTGGGGGCAACCGGAGTTGATAAAGCGCTGGGCAGCGCGTTAGGCAGCGGAAAGGGCGCGCTTGTTGGGGAGGCTGCCCGTGAAGCAGCCGCTTCAGTTCCCGGCGAAATCCTTGTCTCGGCGTCTCGATTTGCCCCGGCCGTTCTTGGCGGCGTCGGCGCAGCGGGCGGATCGCTGTTGGGCGATGTCGGCAAGCCGCTTGATCGGTTCCAACAGGCACTTGATAAGGCGCGTCTGGAAAACGAGTTAGGCTTGCGTCTGGATACCGATTTTGGCCTTGATAAAATAGTCGTCACCGGCTCGCGCATTCCGCAAGGTGGACTTGATAGCATCCTTACTGGCGCAGTGCCGTCTTCGCTTAACCTCGGTACCCCGACCGACGTAAGCCTGCCCGGCGATGATGTCGGCGATCTTGTCGAGGGTAAGCGCATTCGACCCAACCGCATCAGCGATGTTGTTCCGGCTGCCACTGGTGCACTTAACCTTGGCACGCCGGCCGACGTAAGCCTACCCGGCGATGATGTCGGCGATCTTGTCGAGGGTAAGCGCATTCGACCCAACCGCATCAGCGATGTTGTTCCGGCTGTCACTGGCGCACTCGTGCCCAGCCAAACGCCACCTGTGGTTGATCCCGGCGACATTGTCGTCACAGGCAAAAAGGACAAAGATCTTGAGATCAACTCACCTTTTTCCGTTGCAGGGTCTGCCGTCCCCGATCTAACCAAGCCCAGTACGGACACCAAAGGCGATAACACCGGCGACAAGAAGAAGGACACCCTCGACAAGATTGCAGACGCCGCGACAATCGCGGGCCTCGTTATTCCTGCCATCGGTGCCCTTGCTGGCGGTGGTGGTAAAGGCGGCACAGGCACCTACACATCGGGCGCGGGCGCGCTCAACCCGATCTTCTCAGGCAAGCTGCCCACGCCCGGCGAAGGTGGCGCGTTCACAGTCGGTGGCCTCGGTCCCGCGACTGGTCCGAACCCGCTGGCCGCGCGGCCCACTGCGGACTGGTATCGCTACGCCATGGGCCCGGCGATGGACATTCCGGCTGGCATGGACCTGAGCGGGGCCACGTCGCCCTACGCGGGCTTCGGACCCGGCACACTGGGCCGCGAGACGTTCAACCGCGTCACTGGCCTCGAAGTCCCGCCGCGCCCCACCGGTTTCGAAGTCGCACCGAGCCCTACTGGCGACCTGACCAACCGGAAGGTTGGCGAGACGAAGGTCGTCGATGGCGACACGTATGTGTGGGGCGGAAACCAGAACGGCTGGCAGCGCCAGTACAAAGACCCGACCACTGGCGAGACCAAACTTTTCAGCGGTAATGGCGCAACAAGCGTAACCTCGCTCGCAGACATGCTGGCGTCGGGTATGGCCACTCAGCGGCCCGCAAATCAGCCGTTTTTCAAACAGAACCTGACGAATATCCCGGACTGGGCTAACACCTATCGCAACTGGCAAACTGCGATGAGGGGCGCGGGTGTTCCAGAGGCTGAGCGCTCTGCTGCAGAGCGCGAGTTTATGACCGCCCTTGAGCAGAGGCCCTTCGGAAACGCGAAAGAGCTTTTCGATTTTGCTCGCGGCCTGCTTGACCGCAGCAGGCGGCCAAAGGCGGCCGCGCGCGGCGGCCCGATGGGCTACTCGCGCGGCTCGTCGCGTGAGAGCTTCGCCGTGGAAGGCCCCGGCACCGGGCGCAGCGACGACATTCCGGCGGTGCTTTCGGACGGCGAGTATGTTATCGACGCTGAGACGGTCGCGCTGCTCGGCGACGGCTCTTCACGCGCAGGCGCGAAGAAGCTCGACGAGCTGCGGGTCAAGGTCCGCAAACACAAGGGTAAGAACTTGGCTGCAGGTAAGTTCAGCGTCAACGCAAAGAACCCCGAGGCTTACATGCGCGGAGGACGTATCTAATGGCCGATGTGAACTCCTTCATGGCCGAAGGGAAGGCGATCCCCGCCGGCTCGGCCCTGACCGACATCACCAAGCAGACGGTGCTGCCCGAGTGGTACTCTAACTACGCAAAAGACATCCTTGCTAACCAGCAGGTTGTCGCCGCGCGTCCGTTCCAAGAGTATGTGGATGCGGCCGGTAAGGTGATCCCGCGCGTTGCGGACTTCGCACCGGATCAGCAGGCGGGCTTCCAAGCCACCCGCGAGGGCGCGTTTACCTTCCGCCCCGAGCTTGGCACCGCCTCAACCAAGACGCAGGACATCTTCGGCCGCTCGGCAGTCGGTGCCGCGCAGCCGTTCTTCGGGCAGGCCACCAGCATGTCCGGCTTGACTGCCGCCGAGCCGCGCCTGCAGCAGGGCGCAGGCTACGTTGCCGGTAGCACTGGGCCTCTGGGCATTCAGATGGCGCAGCCCTATCTGGGTGCCGCCGGGCAGAGCGCGGCGACAACCGTCGGCCAGTACATGAACCCGTACACCGAGAACGTCGTCAACCGCATCGGCGAGTTGGGCACGCGCAGCCTGCGCGAGCAGGTGCTGCCGGGCATCGAGGGTGAGATGATCCGCGCCGGCCAGTTCGGCGGCACGCGGCAGGCTGAATTGATGGGCCGCGCCATTCGCGACGCCACTGAGGGCATTAGCGCACAGCAGGCGCAGGCGCTGCAGCAGGGCTTCGGTCAGGCGCAGCAGGCCGCGCAGACGGACCTCGCGCGTCAGGCACAGCTCGCCAGCACGGCGGGCGGCTTGGGCGGCGCGCAACAGCAGGCGCTGCTCGGCGCGGGTCGCGGCATGGCCGACATCGGCCAGACGTATGGCGCGCTCACGCAGGCGCAGCAGCAGTTGCTGGCGGACATTGGCCGCAGCACTGGTCAGTTGTACGGTCAGGACACGCAGGCGCAGCTCAGCGCGGCCAACCAGCTTGCCAACATCGCACAGCAGCGTCAGCAACAAGAGCTGGCGGGCGCAGGCGCGCTCGGCCAGATCGGCGCGCAGCAGCAGGCTCTGGCGCAACGCAACCTCGACATTGCTCGCTCTGACTTCCTTGAGCGTCAGGCGTATCCGCAGCAGCAGCTCGACGCGATGACCAAGACGATGCAGGGCGTGTCTTCCGGCATCCCGACGGCGACGCAGGAGTATGGCATCCAGCCGGTGGGCTTCCAGCCTCAGTTGGCTCCCTCGACGGCGGCGCAAGTTGGAAGCGTGCTCACCGGAGGCGCAGCCCTCATCAAAGAAATTGCGAAGCCCTGAAGATTTAGGCGGAGGTTAGTATGTTTTACGATGGCGAGGAGGAGCAGCCCGTTAGCGGCCTTGGCGTGAGGGCGCAGCCAGTTCCGGCGGCGAAGGCAGTTCCGGCGGACAGCTATTCCGATCTCGCTGTCCGCATTCAGCAGCAGAGCGACGCCCGGAAGGCGTACTTTGACAAGTTGGCGGACCAACTGAAGGCCAAGCGCTACGCCCCGTCAGCGTCTGAGCGCCTCTTCGCCATATCTGCTGCCCTCGCCCAGCCGACCCGCGTGCCGGGTTTCGGCGGCGTACTGTCCAACGTCATGCCCGTCTTCCAGCAGTTCGAGAAGGACAAGCGCGCCGCCGAGGAGGCACGCGCCGCCGACATGGAGAAGCTGGGTCTGGCGCGTTTGGGTATGGGGGATGCCGAGATCAAGACCGCGTTGGACTTGCAGGAACTGCGGGCTCGGTATGCCAAAGCGCAAGAGGACGCGAACAAGCCTGACTATCGCGTTGTTCCAGAGGGCGGCAGCCTCGTTAATCTGAGAGAGGTCATGAAACTTCCAGTGTACACGGCAGAACAGGTTGCTGTTATGAGCCAAGACCCTGCCAATCGTGGGATAAAGTTCCGCACGGTTGACGGCCGCATTTTGGAGATGTGACGTGGCTGAAGACCCCTACATCAAAGCAGGTGCCAGACCCGTTACCTCCGGCGGCGAAATCCGGGGTCCGGGCTACGCTACGGCGCAACAGAAAAGTCTTGCCGATCTGCAAAAGACCTATGCAGACATTGATGCTCAGCGACGCCGCGATGCTATGGAGCAAGCGCGCCTCAACCGGCTGCTTGCCACGCCGCTGCCCGAGGCTCCCAAGCCCGCAGTGCAGAAGACGCGCGAAGCGATGATGATGAAGCGCGGTGAGGTGATCGGCGCGAAGGCTGCCGAGCAAGAGTTCGCGCTGCCCAAAGTGGAGCAGAGCGTTTCCCGCGCGTTCCAGTCGGCGCAAGAGTTGCTGAAGAACCCCGGCTTCGAGGCCGCTACCGGCTTACCTAACCCGTTCAAGGGCGGCTTCGGTGTTTTTAATATCCCCGGCACGCCGGCCGGCGACTACGCAACCGCGCTAAAGGGGGCGATGTCTGAAGCCTTCACGCCGGCCTTTGAAGCGCTCAAGGGCGCGGGCGCGATCTCGGAGTTTGAAAGTAAGTCTGCGCTTGCTGGACTGGCTAACCTTGGCACCGGCATGAGCGAGGCGCAGTTCAAGCGTGAATTGCAGAAGTACGTTGACAAGCTGGCGACCGGCCTCGACGTTGCGCGCAAGCAGGCGGCCATGGGCGGCAGCCCCTTCACCTACGAAGACCTGATGCGTGAGAAGCGCCGCAGGGCAGAGACGAAAGGGCCGCGCTGATGGCTGAGCCGCTTCGCGTCAACATCCCATACCCACGTCGCGTAGAAGAGTTGCGCGACGAGGAACTTGATTATCTCGTCGGCGAGTATGGCAAAACCGACGCGCAAACCGGGCAGCTCTCGGACGAAGAGCTGGACGAGTTGCTGATGCCTTACACGCGATCCGGCGCTGAAGCGCCCGAGATCGTGGTCACGGCACCGCGCATCGCGCAGCCCGCGCCTGACCTCACGGCCGGTGAGATGGTGGCGGGCGGCGCTCGCGAGTTGGCAGGCGGCGCTCTGTTTGAGTTCAGCGACGAGGCAGAGGCGGCTGCCCGCGCTCCCTTCTCCGACAAGAGCTATGACGAAATCCTGCGCGACATCCGCCAGAGCCGGGCGCGTTTCGCCGAGGCTGAGCCGGGCGCTGCGATGGCGCTGAACGTGGCCGGCGGCATTGCGCCCATGCTCATCCCCGGCGTGGGGCTGTTGGGCAAGACCGCACAGGCGGCGACGGGCATCAGCAAGCTGGCGTCACCGCTGGCGCGTACCATGGCCACCGGCTCCGTGCAGGGCGCTCTTGCGGGTGTTGGGGCAGGGGAAGGCGCGGAAGAGCGGGCCACCATGGGCCTCGCGGGCGCTGGCCTTGGCGGCGTGCTGGGCGGCGCTATGTTTGGTGCAGGGCGTGGCGCGCAATTTGCCCGTGACGCCTACCGCGCTCGCGGTGGCGGCGACGAGGCCCGCGCGGCAGAGACCGCCGCCGACATCTTGGCTGGTCGTATTGAGGGGCCTCCGGCCGATCTACGCACGCGCCTTGACCTTGAGCGCCGGTACGGCGTGCCCACCACGCTGGGCACCGCATCGCCTGAACTGGCCACGCTGACTGAGACCGTCATGCGCGAGCCTTCGGCCTCTCGCGCCGCACTCGCCACCACTCTCGCGGAGCAGCAGGCTGGCGCACCGCGCCGTGTCCAGACGCAGATCGACATGGCTTTTCCGGGCACGCCGGACTACTTCGCCGCCGAAGAGCGCATCCTCGACACGCTGCGGCAGAACGCCAATACCCGCTACGGCGCGGCTTATGCCGCTGCGCCGGAGGTGCGCGACCCGCTCATCTTGCAAGCACTGAACAATCCCCGCATCCAGTCAGCGTATCAAGATGCGCTAAGTATGTCTCGCGACGAGATGGCGGCGGCGGCACTGCGCGGCGAAGACCCGGCGCAGTACGCCATGAAGGAGTTCATGGAGCCTGTGCTGGACGCGGAAGGCAGCCTTATTGGTCTGCAGGCCACGGGTAAGTCGGTGCCTGACCTGCGCTCGCTGGACGCCGTCAAGCGCGCCTTGGATAGCCGCGTGTCGGCCCTCTTTGCGTCGGGACAGGGCGGCGAAGCGGACAAGGTCAAGGAACTGCGGAACGCCTTCGTTGATCGCCTCGATAAGGTCGGGCCGGCGGAGTATCGGGCTGCCCGCGCCCAGTACAAGGGCGACATTGAAATCAAGGAGGCGCTGGAGGCCGGGCGCGCCGCCAACAAACTGCGCTGGCAGGAAGTCGGCAAGCTGGCGCGCGAGTACTCGCCGGGCGAGCTGCAGGCATTCAAGACCGGCTTCGTGCAGAACCTGATGAAGCGCTTTGAGGACACGTCGCGCACGCGCAACTTCGCCGATGAGATCATCAACACGCCAAACCTTCGCAAGTCGTTGCAGGCCGTCACCGATCCGGGCGAGTTCACCGTGCTGGACGCCGCGCTCAAGCGCGAGGCTGCGCTGTTCAAGGAAGGCAGCCGCGTCATGGGCGGCAGCCAAACCTTCGGGCGGGCTGCGGAGAAGCAAGCAATTGAGGAGCGCATCGCGCAGGGCGACGTTCCCGCTGCGGTTGACCTGATCCTCAACCCTACGCCGGGCAACATCTTCCGCCGCGCCATGCAGGCGACCGCCAATATGCGGAACGCCAACGTGTCGCGCGCCACGTTCAACCAGCTTGCCAAGATGCTCAGCGCCGGCTCTCCGCAGGAGATCGACGAGGTGCTGACTGCCCTTGAGCGTGCCGCGCCTGTCCGCGCTGCTCGTGAGGCAGCGTTCGAGAGCGGCGCGACCCGTGCAGGTACGGCGGCCGCCCGCACCATCGCGCCATCGCCCGAGCTGGAGAAGGAAGAGCTTGAAGACCCCGGCGAGCTTGTTATTCCTGACCTCGGCCTAAGCGGCCTGTCCATGATGCCCGGAGGCCCGCGATAATGCGCTCCACCGACTTCCCCTTCGCCGTGACGCCGCAGCGCCTGCAGCGCGGCGGCAAACTCAGTGTGGACTACACCGCGCCCAGCGCAGATGTCGCCGATCTGCTTAATCCGACGGACATCGTTGGTCGTGGCCGCCTTGAGGCGCGCGAGACATCGTGGCGCGACAAGCTCAAGGACGAGCTGGCGGTGCGCCTCGGGCGCAGGAACGCCGAGCAGATGATGCAGGTGCTTGACTTCACGCCCGCCGGTGCTGCGTTCGTGGGCAACGAGGCGGCTCTCGCCGTCCGCGAGGGCAAGCGCGGCGAGGCGGCTGCCAACGTGGCGCTCGCCGCGCTGCCAATTCCCGGCGCGGGTAAGGCTGCGAAGAAGGTGGCGAAGGCCGTAAAGGCTCCGGCAAAGCCTGCGGCTCCCCGCCCCGAAACATTGCGGGGCGCGGACAGCCCCCTCATGGTGAGCACGCGCCGGCCGACAGCGCCTAACTTTGCAGCTTACGGCAATCCAGATGAGGAGCTGCTGGTTCAGACTGGCGAGGCGCTGCGTGCGGCTCCTGCCGCCTTCGAGAAGAACATGGCCATGTTGGCCGAAGAACCTTTTATGCGCGGCATGCAAGGCGCTTCTGCTGAAGATATCTACAGCGAAGGCCTGCGCCGTGGGGCCGACAACCTCAAGTTCATCATGACGGATTTGATGGACCCGGCGAAGGTTGAAGCCGCGCGGGGTTGGTATCCAACGGCCAAGATGGTTTCAGAGCGTGCGGCAGAACGCGCTGGTCTGCCTCCGCAGGCCGGCTACGGAGTAGCGGCGGTGACATCGCCGCAGACACCGTGGGACATCAATGTGGCCCGCCTCGACCGGCTTATGGACATGTACGGTGACCGTTTCGCTGTCGATCCATTGGCCGCCCGACGCTATGCTGAAGCACGCCTCGCGACCAAGAGCCCCGGCGCAGTAGCTTCGCGAGGGGCGGACTACGCCGAGCAGATTGCGACGATGCCGTATGAGGAACTTACCGACAAGTTTGACAAGTTTGCGCGGGTGTCTTTGGCTGACGCTACGCGAAACGATCCACTTGTCCGCAAAATAGACTTGGCTGGCGAGTACGGCGAACCTTACGGCAGCATGACGTGGGGAAGCGGCGATAGCATCAGCAAAGCGCTCGCGATCTTGGACAACCCGTCTATCGAGAACATCAACAACCAGCTTCTTGGCGGCGGCAAAGTACCATCGTTTTACAACAACATTGCTAACCCTCGCAGCGCTGCGCCGATCTCTACAATCGACACGCACAGCGCTGGCGCGGCCAGTCTCTTCCCCGGCGGTGGCAACGACCCAATCGTGTATCGCGCCATGGGCTTAGGGCCGAGTGGCACGGGTATGCCGCCTGCTGCGGCCGATGTTGCACGCACCGGCTCAAAGGGGCTCTACGGGCCGCTGTCGGATATGCACACTCTGGCCCAACAAGAGATGGGTTTCGACGCGCCGCGCGAAGTGCAGTCAGCAACGTGGGAAGGCGTGCGCGATCTCTGGGGGCAAGAAGGAAAGACGCCGCAGCTTAAGCAAGCAATCGCCGATATTTGGCGGGCTTCGGCAACCCCGGATGAAGCTCGGTTCCGAATTGCTGAGCTTCTTGGCAAGCCTGTGCGCCGGATGTTTCAAGTCAAGTAAGGCGAAGGTCGGGGGGTAGTTGCTCCTCGGCCTCTTCGTCCCACGTCTCCGGCAAGTTGCCATCGTATAGAACGAAGAGGTAGTTTTCGCGGGTGCGCTCTAGGCCAAGCTCAACCAGAACGCGCTCATAACTCGCGTATTCGTTCGTCACGGCTTCGTCCTCTCAATGATCCGCTGGCCGAAGAAGACGATCTTCTCCCCGTCGTAGACCGCGCTGTCCTGACCCGGCTTGCCCCGGCCCTGCCGCAGTGCAGCAACGCGCCACGCCGCCTTGAAGGCGTTGGCCACGTCGTACTCCATCCGCAGCGCCTCAATGATGTCGTTGCACTCGGCTGTGTACGGCTCGCCGCCGGACGTGGGCCGCTCGACGCGCACCTTGTAGTAGTCGCTGCTACCGCCAGTCAGCTCGGCTGCAGGCGGCTCGTGTGACTGAAAGCAGGCCATCACGTTAGGCAGCGTCCGGTGCTCTTCGCCGCATGTCGAACAGGTGTAGCTCATTTCTTGTTACCTTTTCCGTGGTTGGGATGGAAGCCGTAGTCCTTCTCGGATTGTTTTCTGGCTGCTGCGGCCTCCTCCAAAGACGTGAAAGAGCCTAGATATATTTTACGCCGGTTAACCTTTATCTCAGCACACCAGCGGTCGCGGCGCGTGTCCCGCCAGACGCCAGTTACGCCGCTTGTGTTACCCTTTGAGATAGTAGCATTTCGAGCATTCTCCGTATTATCGACAACGCGTAAGTTGCTGATCCGGTTGTCTCCCCTGTCCCCGTTGATGTGATCTACTTGGCCGTGAGGCCATGCACCGTGTTGCAACGCCCATACGACGCGATGAGCCAGATGTTGTTGCCCATCAAGGCGGCCCGTCCGGTAGCCTTGGAACGACGCCGTAAAAGCTTCCTTCCCAGCCCAGCGCGTGTTCCAACTGTTTGAGCCAAGCGGGTTCATTCGCCACGCCAGCCGACCACTTTCTGGATCTAGCGCAAGACGCTGCTGAAGATACTCCGGCGCGGGAAGTTCACTGTTTCGCATATGACGGTTCTACAGATTGAAGTTAAAAAGTCAATCAAAGACCCGCATCTTTGCGGCGCGACATCGCTTTTAGTAGAACTTCCTGCACGCTCTTTTTTGAGGCCAAGCGATCCATTACCGCCTCGTCTACCGTGTCGCGGGCAAGGATCGGATAGACGAACACAGGACGGTCAAACCCGGCCTGTTTTTGCCGCATCGGGCCGATGCGCTCGATGATCTGTAGGTATTCTTCAAGGCTCCAATTTACGCCAAAAAACGTGATTATGTTGCCCCCGTACTGGAGTGAGATGCCGTGGCCTGCCGATGCAGGGTGAGCGAAAAGTAGTTCGATTTCCCCCCGGTTCCACTGCCTGATCGTATCAGGGTCAGCGTCCAGCACCCGGCCTTTAGGGTAGCGCTTGCGTAGCCGGGCCAAGTCGTGCTTGAAATTGTAGGCCACCAAGACGGGCGCGCCGTTGGCCTCCTCAATGACGCTGTCCAGCGCCTCCAGCTTGGCATCGTGCACCGCCTCCCAGTTGCCGTATTCATCCGTGTACAGCGCCCCGTTGGCGAGCTGCAGGCACTTCTGCGTCCGCACCGCCGCGTTGGCCGCCTCGACGCCCTCCGCGCCGATGGCGGTGTACATCTCCTCCTCCATGTCGTTGTACGCGCGGCGCGCCGCAGGCGGCAGGTCAACGTAGATCGGGCTGGTGATGGGCTCATCGACGGGCAGGCCGCGCACGGTCAGGCAGATGTCCTTGAGCCGCTCCTGCACTTCCTCTTGCGTGTGGTCGTAGGGCACGAGGCTGTAGCCGTCGTAGCCCTTGCGGAACCAGCGCTCGCTGAAGGCGGAGAACGTCTGCCCCAGACGCTTGCCCTTGTCCAAGAACCAGACCTGACCCCAGAGGTCCTTCACCCCGTTGGGCGCAGGGGTGCCTGTCAGGCCGATGAAGCGCGTGACGTGCGTGTGGGCCACCTGACCTAGCGCGCGTGCCCGTGAGCCGCCCTGACGCAGCCTGAAGGACTTCAGCCGGGTGAACTCGTCGGCGACCACGGTGCGGAACGGCCACGCCTCGCCGAGCGTCTCGCGCAACCAGACGAGGTTGTCGTAGTTAGTCGTGTAGATGTCGGCCGGCGTGTCGAGCGCCGCCTGACGCTGCTTCGGCGTGCCGGTGATGACCGACACGCGCAGGTGCGACAGGTGCGGCCACTTCTTGACCTCGTCCGGCCACGTGGAGCGCGCCACGCGCAGCGGTGCCAGCACCAGCACCGGGTACACGTCCTCGACCACGGAGAGCGCCTCCAGCGCCGTCAGGGTGGTGACGGTCTTGCCGCCGCCCATGGGCATCCACAGGGCGGCCCTGCGCTCCTTGTACAGGTGCGCGAGGGCCTCCTTCTGGTAGTCGTGCGGCTTGAAGGTCACGCGCCTTCCTCTCAAGCGAAATGATAATCGTAGACCTGATCGAAGGGAACCGCTTCGCCGGCCTGACGAGCCTCGTGACGCTCACGAGCGGCCCAATAACCGACGGCGTCCAGCTCCTGATAAGCCGCCGAACCGTAAGCCGGATCGATCTCGTCCCAATGAGCTTCGTTAAGAGCGCCACCGGCGGCAACGTGAGCTTCGATACGCGCCAGAAGCGCAACGACTGCGTCTTGAGCTTCGTTGTTCCAACGACGGGCCCAATACGCGCCTTCTTCTTCGTCGTAACGCTTGGCGTGATCCAGAAAAGAATGAGCGTGAGCCCAACGATGACCGGCTTCATCCTCGGCCACTACGTAAAACGAACGACCCACGATAACCGAACCGTCTTCATCACGACCCAGATCGACCAGATCGTCGCGAACTCGAAAAGAAAGTGCCATTTGGGTAACTCCTGTTTGCGTTGCTGATGCACCTTATTGGCACATGCAATCAGGCATTGCAACCCCCCTCCCGAACTTTTTTCACGATCTCGTCGATGTCCTCAATCGACCGCGCGATGAAGACCGGGACGCCGTCGCCGCGCATGCGCTCGATCTCGCGCTGCTGGTGGCCGCTGAGACGGTCGCCGTCCGCCTTGATCTCGACGAAGGCGGCGCGCGGCCACTCCCACCAGATGAAGCAGTCAGGGCAGCCCCTGCGACCTTCCCAGCGCGTTTTGCGGTACTGGCCGCCACTCTTCTGGACGACGCGCTTCAGGTGCTCCTGCAGCTTGCCGGCGGGCGTCACTGCTCCTCGCAGCTCCACACCGTGTCGGACAGCTTCAGCCTCGGCCGCTCGCCCTCGACGGTGAAGCTCTTGTCGATGAAGCGCAGCTTGTTGGTCGGCAGGATCAACAAGCGTTCACCATTTGTCCGCATGAACATGAACTCCTTGCTCTGGCTCGGGTGTTCGCTGTAGCCGTCGCCGATGGGCACCGCCGTGAACAGATAGTCGCACAGGATGCCGGCCGTGCTGCGCGCCTGCAGCCCGGTCAGGAACGTGTAACGCAGCAGCGAGAACTGGGTGCCGTAGCAATTCCACATCTGAGCCTGTGGCAGTGTCCAGTCGTCCGGCTCGGCGCTGAACGCGAGGGCGTGTGGGGGCAGATTTCTGAACACCGCGCCACACTCAAGCATGACCGTGCAGCCCCACGCGCGGCCGGGGTGGCTATGCAAAGCAAACCAAACCGCCTCTTCGTACCCGGTGCCGCCCTCGCGGATGAACGATTGATCGACCCAGACGTACTGGTGATGGGGTAGTGACGCGCTGGCGGTGTTCATATCAGTCCTTGCGGTAACGGTACGCCTCGAACCCGGCGGCGGCAAGCGGCAGGCCGACCGACCAACTCGGATTGGTGGACATGAGCGCGGCCAGCCCCTCGCTGCTGTACGCCGGCTCGTCCGGCGTCTCGCAGACCAGCTCATCGTGTACGCGAATGCAGACGCTGTAGCCGGCCTCCTCGGCGCGCAGCATGCCGGACATGAACACGTCGCGGGCGATGGCCTGTACGGCATTCTCGACCAGCTTGCCGCCGTAGGTGTCGAGGCGCTGCCACTTGCGCGTGTACTGGTTGATGCCCTCGTAGGACAGGCTGCCGCTGTCCGACACCTCCGGGCGCGGGTAGCACAGGTAGCGGCCGCTCGGCAGCTTCATCCGCAGCCACGCGATGCCCTGCGCGTCGGGCTTCACGTCGAATATGATCCGGTCGCCAAAGCTCTCGCCCAGATTGTTGATGGCTGACCGCGCGGCCGCCTCCATGTCGTACCACAGGTTGCGCGTGCGCGGGTGGGCCTTGCGCCACGCCGTCACGATCTCTTGGATGGCCTCGTCGGTCATTGCGTCGAACACCGCGCCGCCCATAACCCGGTATGCGCCCACGCCTCCTTGGTAACCTCCAGCCAACTCGGGCACCTTGCCCTGCAGTTGCCGCTCGGCCTTGGTGATGTCGCCGGGGTCCTTGCCGAGAATGCGGCCGGCGGTGACCTTGTACAGGTCGTGCCCGTCGCCTCGGTCGTAGGCCTTGAAGGCGGCGACCTTCCAGTCCTCGCCGGCCAGCCACGCCAGCACGCGGCCCTCAATGTTCGACAGGTCGGCGATGACCAGCTTGCTGCCCTCGGGGGCGACCAGCGCCCCGCGCACGGCGAACGCGCAGCGCTCGCTGATGTTGTCCCAGATCAGGTGCTCACAGTCCGCCTTCATGGCCGCGACCGTGATCGCCTGCACGTCATCGTCGAACCAGTCAGGCGAGCGCGGCAGGTTCTGCGGCTGGAACAGCCGGCCGGCGTCGCGGCCAGTGCGCGCCGCGCCGCAGAACTGGATCAGGCCGCGCAGGCGGCCGTCTCGGTTCGTGGCGTTGAGCAGCACGCTGTACTTGGCAGGGCTCGTGGCGGCGGCCTGCTGGCGTATCTCCAGCAGCTCGCGCACCTGCGGATCGAGATCACCGCCGAGCAAGTTGCCGAGCGTGGCGCGCGTCAGGTCCTCGGTCTCAAAGCCGTGGGCGTCCTTGAGGTGGTCGAGCAGGCGCTGGCGCTGTGTGGCGGACGTGACGCTGCCGCCCGTCAGCTTGGCGGCACGAGTGGCCAGAGATCGTCCAGCTCGGTCGAAAGCTCGAAGAGCAGCTCGGGCGAAAACAGTATCCACGGCAACGCCACGGTCGTTAATTCCTTGGTCACACCGCCACAGGTGCCGCTCATGATCACTATCGTTCCAAGGCGGCAGTCGTCCAAGTACGTCTCGCATTGCGTCCACATCGAGGCGGGCGTATTCGGCGAAGGCCATCCACTCATCGGGGTGCGTCTCCCGCGTTGCGCGCCGGGTCTTCCAGTTCGAGGGACACGGCTTCGTCAGGAGGTGTATCAGTTTCTTCCCCGCCTTGTCTTTAGCTTTATCTTGCGGCACGTTCAGCACGTCGCAGAGCTGGCCCAGCGAGCCGGGCAGGCTGTGCTGCAGGGCCAGCACCATCGTGTCGATGATCTTCTCCACGGGGATGTGGACGCCCTGCTCGCGCAGGACGGTGCGGTCGAAGTTGCTGTTGTGGATCACGATGCGTTCGGCGGTGTCGATCATCATCTGCAGCGCGTCACGCCAGTGCGGCATGTCCTGCGTATCCCAGACCGCAACAGGCTCGTCGTCCCACGCAAACGCCACCAGCATCACCTCGGCGTCCTCCGCATAGCGGTACGCGCCGTAGCTGATCTTGGTCTCGCAGAAGGTCTCTAAATCAAGGTAAAGGGTGTTCATCCCCGCTTGCCGTGGAGGATTTCGCTGACGCGGCCAATGTTTATGTTGTGCGCCTCGGCAAGCGCCTGATGCGCCATTTCCGGGTGGAGCTCCGCCATCCGGCGCACAGACGCGCGCACCGGCTGCGTCACGCGGCGGCTGGTGACGGGCGCACGCTCGTAGGCACGGCGGCGCGTCTCCTCCGACAGTTCATGGATTTTGTTGGCGATGTAGAGCTGCCGCCGGGCGAGCGCCTTGCTCTCCTCGGTGAAGGCGGCGATCAGTTCACGGATTTCGGGGATAGTGCGTTTCATGCTGATACTCCTCTGTTCAGGAGAGCCGCGCGCTTCGTGTATCAGCAACGCAGGAGACCCCGCACCCACGCGCGGCTCACCAGAACAGAGGCGTGCCTGCCCCACTGGGGGTCAACAGGGCAGGCACGCCCGTTATATAGACCTACAGGAGGTCCATGCCAATAGCCTTGGCGTAGGTGCTGAGCACGGCGAAGTGCTCATCCCTGTCGTCTTGAGCCATCTTACGGATGCGGACGATCTCGCGGAGTATCTTGCCATCATACCCACGGGCCTTGGCCTCGGTGTAGATGTCCTTGATGTCACCCGCGACGCCCTTCTTCTCCTCTTCGAGCGTCTCGATGCGCTCGACTAAGAGGCGCAGTTGCTCGCCTGCGCTGTTGTGGCCCTCGCCGCTCACAGGAAGTCGTCCGCGTCGAGAGCGGCCAAGTCAGCAAAATCATTGGCAGATGCCGGGGTTGAGCCGCTGAAGTTCTCACCCTCGCCAGTCAGCATAATGCCGCGCAGCGAGCAGTTGATGCGCCGGCCCCACTTATTGTCCTGCGCCCATACGTCAAGCGAGGCGTTGACCACGGCACCGCTGTGAGCCTGCTGCTCAATTGCGCTCTTGCCCAAGACCTCTTCGTTGCGCCGATCATACACAGTCGGCTGTGTCTTGGCGTTCCGAGTAGACAGGTAGTGCATGCCCTCAAAGCCTGCGTAAACCTCGCCCGTCTTCTTTCGGTAAACCTTCTTCACAAAGGCGACCTTGCCGTCCTCGATAAGCCTGTTCAGGATGCTCTCGCCCTCGTCTTTCCACTCTTCCTTGGCAACTTTCAGCATAGCAGCCTCGATGGCCTTCTGCTGTTCGCTGCCCGGCTTGATGGCAAACTTCGCGCCGTAGGCGGGGGTATTCTCCCCAAAGGCCTTCGGCTCAGCAATCGCAGGGAACGACAGGGTGACGTTCTTGATGCGGATTTGTGTCTTAGCAGTCATGCAATTATCCTCTTATGCGATTAAATCGCGGAAGTCGTCCGCGACTGATTGAACGGTCAGTGCTGACCGCTTATCCGTGGCGGGTGCCACAGATGGCTTGCCCTCGGCGCGGGAGATCAGGGCCTGTGCCCGCTCCCAACGCTTGGGTGTGTCTTTGAGCAGCTTCTCCGCCTTGGTCGGCGAGATCAGGCTGTAGTCGTACATCTCGTCCTGCCGCAGGCGGAAGCTCTTGAACAGGGCCTCGACCTCGGCCTCGCTGTTCCACTTGCGGTTGCCGCGCTTGCCCTCGACCAGCTTGTAGCCGTCAACCGACTGACCGGCCAACAGGCGACGCTCAACCTCGGCGCGGACGGCCTTGCACCAGTGCTCGACCAGCTCCACCTTGGACATGGCCACGGACAGGTAGTTGTCGCCCGTCGTCGTGTCCGGCGTGAGGAACTCATCGAGCGTGGCCGATCCGCTGACGACCTCTGCCACCTCGGCGGCAAGGGCCGGGCACACGGCCTTGGCCTTGCAGAAGCGGCACTGCTTCTCACCGGGCACGAGCGGTGCGTCGGGCTGGCGCGTGGCTTCAGCCGCCTCGGCCGCCCGCCGCTTGAAGGCCCACAGGTCGCCCACGTAAATCCAATGCTCGGAGACGTGGTTCAGGCGCGGCTGGTGGATGACCATGCAGACCTGATCGAACTCGCCGAGCTGGTCGCACTGCTCCAGTGCGCCAAGCGCGTACATCATGAGCTGCGGATTGTCGCCCGCATCAACCTTCACCCCCATGCCAAACTTGAGATCGACCACAAACAGCGCGCGGTTGGCCGTGTCCACCACAATGGCGTCGCTGGTGCCGCCGGCACCGTCCTCGCCCGTAATGTGGCCGATGGGCACGCGCTGCTCGACCAGCAGCAGGCCGTGCTCGCCGTAGTCAATGACGAGGCGGCAGTAGTCGTCTACGTGGTCGGCCATGCTCTGGGTCACGGTGAAGGCGAACCCATCCACGTCGTGCTGCTCGCCGACGCGCTTGAACGGGTGCTGGCCGGTGCCGTCGAGGTACTCACTGGCGAGCGTGTGCGCCAGCGTGCCCTCGGCGGCGTAGGAGCTGCTCTGGTCGGGGAATGGGGCCTCAAGGGCGACGCTGCCGGGGCACGCCATCCAGCGGTGCGCGCCCGATGGGCTGAGCTTGGCGTGTGCCATCAGAAGGGAGCCTCTTCGAGGTGGGTGATTAGCTCCGGCCAGCGCTCCGCAGGCAGTTGCGAGGCGCGCTCGACGCCGAACTGGGTCATGATGCCCTCGACGAACGGCTTGCCTTTCGTGGCCACGGCGCGCAGCACGATGGGTGCCACGTCCTTCTCGAAGCTGAGCGCCGGTGCTGCAGGCTCGGGTGCTGCGAGCGCAACCGGGTTGATCTCAACGGGCTCGGCCGGCGGCGCGTAGGCGCGTTCGACATCTGCGGTGGGGTGCAGCTTGACGGCCAGCGACATGACCTTGCCGGCCAGTTCGGACAGCGTGTCGGCGTTGATCTCGATCTTATACATTCTTCAGCTCCTCAATGAGACGGTCGCGTTCGGCGATCATCAGTTCCAATTGCTCAATCTCGGCGTGCAGTTCGTAGACCTTGTCGTCGAGCTGGTTGCAGTCGATCTGCAGGTCGTGGGCCTTCTGCTGCCACTCGGCCAGCTCCTCGCGGGCCTCTACATCCAAGTCCTCCAGACGCTCGCCCAGTACGATGGCCAGCTCGTGGCCGGAGTGGCGGGCGTCGTCGATCAAACGTGATGTGTCTTGGCTGCGCCAATAGTTGCGGTCGTTCATGTCAAAAGTTCCATGGCTGGGCGTCGTACTGGGCGGCAACAAGGCGGGCCTCGCGCTTGCCCTCGACGGCGTGTTCACACAGGTGGGTGCGGCGGCCCGCGTCGATGATCTCGATTTGGACCATCGCGCGGCCCTTGCCGAGCTTGTAATAGTTTGCTGCCTTGATCATCGGATCAGGCCTTGCGCGCCACGACCTTGACGGTCGTGTAGCCCTTGCTGACCTTCTGGTTCTTGCTGAACCAGCGGCCGTCCACGCCCAGCTCACGCAGCTTGGCTTCGGCGGCCTTGGCGTCGAGCGACTGGCGCTCTGCCACTTCCGACACCGTGGCGCGGAACAGGCTGCCGTCAATGGCAGTGTCGCCCGTGTTGACGATGAGCGCGATCAGGTTGGCCTCGACCGCCTTCAGTTCGGCGATCTGGGCCTTGATGTTGCCGAGGCGGTCTACGACCGAGGCGGCGAGGTCGATGGTGTTGGGCTGGGTAGCCATGTGGGTCTCTCCTTCAGGTTGCTGATACACACCATATGGACTTATCAATCTCGGATTGCAAGCCCCCTATTCGTAAAAAATCACAACCCCGTTTTCCATCCGCAGTGGACCGTCCTTCTCCCTGCTAAGGTTCTGAATTGCCCGGACAACTGACTGGCGACGGATGTCGCGCTTGCCCGGCTCTGGTGGTGGTAAAGTATCGCAAGCCTTGCGGATCAGGTCCTCCGCGCGAATAACTGCATCCGCCGGGAACAGGGTCGCCACCTCCAGTAGGTGGGTCTCAAGGCGGCCGCGACGCTTCACGCCCTTCTTGTCGTCGATGGCCGCCGGGCGCACGTCATCCTCGACCGCAACGCAGCTCGTGATGTCGTCACCGTCGTCGTCGAGGCCAAGCAGGATCGTCTCCAGCTTAAAGCCCCAGCGGACGCCGTCCTCGCCGTCCTTCATCTTCTCGATGACGATCTCGCGCCTGCCGTCCTCGTGGCGCAGGACCTCGATCTGCACGTCGGCGGCGGCCTTGATACCAGACCAGCCGCGCGAGCCCTTGCTCAGGTCCTTGCCCGCGTGGTGCACGGCGAGGTTCATCGCCCCGGTGGCGTCGTGCAGCAAGTTGATGTTGCCCAGCGCCCGGCCCATGTCCTCTGACGTGTTCTCGTTCGCGCCGGGCGTCACTTGCGCCAGTGTGTCGATGATTATCAGGTCAACCTCGCCGAGGTTCTTGATCTCGGCGATCACCTCGGAGATGTCGTCCCCGTCCAGAAAGTTCGGCGCGGCCGTGATGATGTGCAGGTCGTGCACGGTCCGCAGGTCGAACCCGTGGTGCTGGGCGTAGGCCTGCCCGCGCTTGCCCAGACCGGAGCCGCCTTCTGCGGCGATGACCACCACCCGCGCCCGCATCGTGCGCCGTGTGCGCCACGCAATGCCGCGCGCGACTGAGAAGGCGAGGTCGAGGGCGACGAAGGTCTTGCCGCTGCCTGACGCGCCGAACAGGACGCCAAGCCGCGCCTTGGGCAGCACGCCCTTGATCAACCAGCCCATCGGCTCGCGCTGGGTCAGGTCGTAGATCGGCACCGGGCCGAAGCGGCCGAGGCTCTTCGTCGGCAGCTCAGCCATGATCGCCTCGGCCTTGGCGAGCACCTCTTCGCGGCTGGCTGCCTCAGTAGGGCGGCTCTGGGCGTCCTTCGCCATCTTGATCACGCTGGCCATGGTGACCTGCCTGCGGGTCGAGCCCTTGCGCCTGTCGAAGCTGTCCCACTGGACCCGCATGGCCTCAGTGCTGACGTAGGTGTACCCGTCCTGAGACCACTCGTCCCACAGCTCGAAGCCGGTGTCGTCACCGTCGCACTCGTGGTGCAGCGCCATGCCGACCCTGATCCAGTCCGCGCGGCTCATGTTCGGATCGAGGCTGTTGACCAGCTCGGCCATGCGCTCGGGCGTCAGGCCCAGCCGTGGCTCACGGCCGGCCATGAAGTCGTCGGGGTCAACGACGTTGTTGATCAGCGGGCCGTTGAAGCGGCGCTCGCACAGGTCGATGACATGCTGATCGACGGTCGCCACCGTGTTCTCAAGGCCGATCATCTCGCAGGCGGGCAGGATGTTGCCCGTGAACGTGACAAACATTGACGTGGAGAACGTCTCAAAACCGAACTGCTCCGGCGTCGAGGGGCTCTTGTGGTTACCCAGATTGCCTTTGAGCGCGGCGCGGATGCCTTTACCCGATGGGCTGAACTCAGCATAGGTGCGCGCCACGATCTGCTCGATCTCGGGCGCAATCTCGCCGCTCGGGCCGACGCAGTTGTCGAAGTCGAGGAAGGTATACCCAAAGTCGGGCAACGGCGCAAAGCCGACGCCAGAGTAGCCCATGCGCGCAGCCGCGTCGCGCGCAGCGGCAAACGGGGTCAGACGCGCACGATCTGTCGGCGAGCCCTGCTGGCCGTGGCGGATCGTGCCATCGGTCCAGTACGGGACTTTGCGGGCCTTCGCCTCGCCGGGGTATTGCTCGAAGCGCCAGATGAGCCAGCCGGGGATGAGCCGCAGCTCCGCCGGCACCTCAAGGGCGCGGATTTTGGGCGCAATTGCCCTGACGCTCGCCATGTCGTCCTCCACAGGTCTTACAGCAGGTCGGCGCTGGCGCTCGGTGCGGCAAGCGCCCGGACGAGGTCGGGGCTCATGAGCTCATCGCGCGGCACGCCGTAGGCAGCCTCGATCACGACGGCCTTCTCCACTGGCACCCAGCCGCGTCGCTTCCATGCGTAGACGGCCTGATGCGACACGCCCATGCTGCGAGCGAAGCGAACGATGCCGCCGCCCTTGGCAATGGCGAGGTTGATGGCGTCAATGCGGGTCATGCGTCTTCCATTTTGTTGATCTCGAACCGAAACCGCTCGTCACGGATGCCCCAAATGTGGGTGCGTTCCATGTACTGGGCTTTGAGCTTGACCAGCCGGTCGTTGACGGCGTCCAACTCGGCCTGCAGCCGGTCGCGCTGGGCGAATGCCTCGCGTGCCTCGGCGATCATTTGCGCTCTCCCTTGGCCCCGAAGCGGCCAGTCTTGGGGTCGCGAAAGTACGCCTGCTTGAGGGTGTCCTCCAGACGCTCGAGCTTCGAGCGCAGGACGCGGATGACCAGCTCGTTGGTCGCGGCCTCGGACGCTTTGGTCTCGGCCTCGCCGAGCTTGACGTACAGGGCCTCGATCTCGCGCTGCTGGCTGGCGGAGAGCCAGCGAGCCTCGCGCAGTGCGCCCCACGGGTTGATGATTTCACTGATGCTCATTGGTCTCTCCTGTGGCTGAGTAGGATAGTGTGACAGATGCAATGGCGGCTTGCAATGGTTCTCGCGTCAGATTAGCACGACCCCGCGCCCGGCCGTTGGCGCGGGCAGCCTCGTAGACGGTCGGGCGTTGCGCCTTGAGCGCCGCCGTGCAGCGCGCCACTGAGCCCCAGCCGTAGTCGTGGGCCAGCTCGCTGAGCGTCCGGTTGCCGATGTCGCGGCTGTCGGACGGCAGCGTCGGCATGGTGCCGGGCGGCCGGGGCGGGTTGTGGGTGCGACGCGGCGGTGCCTCCTCCTTGGCCACGCGCGCCTCTACGGCTGCGTGCTGCGAGATTTGGCTCCTGAGCCGCTCGTTGGCGTAGATGCGCTCCATGCGTCCCGTCTCGGGGTACAGCCACCAGAAGCGCCTGTTGTGGATGATGGGTTTGCGGGTCATGCGTCATCCTCTTCGGGGTCGTGGCCGTACCGCTCGCGATAGACCTTCAGACCGAACAGCAGAAACTGCGTGAGGTCCGGCGGCTCTTCGTTACGCTCATCAAAGAACTCGGCGTAGGGTATGCGGTAGGTGTAATGCTCGCCGTTGTCGGCGAAGGCGTCCTCAAGGAAGACGACGATGTGGCCGTCCATTAGGTAGATTTCGAGGCGCTGCTCACGCAGCCACCGCGAGACGGCTTTGTTGATGAGCGTCTCAACGTCATCGAGATTGACGTGGAAATCGATGTCGCCCTTAGTCGTCTCGGGATCGGGGTTAACGTATGTCATGATCTTTACCAATCTGTGTTATCAAGGTCGTCGAGGGTGATGGGCGGCTGCCGGATGATGATGTAGGCGGCCGTGCCCACGAGGGCGAGGATGGCCAGAGCCAGCCAGTTGTTGCTCGTCATCGTGTGGTCCTTTCCAGTGCCCAGAGGGGTGCACAGCGCTCGCCTGCGGCCGTGTCCACCAGCACCATCTGGTGGTCCTGACAATAGGCCTCGGCGCGCTGGCGGGCCTTCTTTTCCCACGCGCACACCCACAGGGTCAGGCCGAGGCAGGTGAGGAGAAGACAGGTTAGGCCGATCAGTGTGCGGTTAGTCATGCCGCCACCTGCGCGGCGATGCGGCTGATGCTGCGGCAGGCGGCGATGGCCTGCCGGCGGGCGTCCTCGCGCGGCCCCCACTGCAGCCAGTCGGCCGTGGGGTGGAGCAGGGCCCACGCGGCGCTGCTGATCGAGCGCGTCGTGGGGCACAGGGCCTGCGGCGGCCCGGCGGTCTCGGCCGGCTTGCCGTCGCGCCACTCTTGCTTGGCGATGTCTTCCTTGAGCCATGTGTGCATTGGTCGTCTCCCTTACTTGAGGTGTTTGACGGCACCGCGAGCGCCGATGCGGACGTGGAAGCCGGACTTTTCTGTCTCGTCATCTTCGCGCCGGGCGATGCAGCGCACGTAGACGTGCGAGCCGATCCACGGGGTCTGTGTTCGCTTGCTCGTTATCAGGTGGCCCGGCGTCACATGCTGCTCGATCAAGCGCTGCACAACGGCGCGCTGCATGTCGGTGATACCGGCGCGCATGCCTGCCGCCCGCTTGGCCTCCACGATATCTCGCTCGGCGTACATGGGCAGCCAGCGGGTCGGCCCGTGGGTCGTGCTGCCGTCGGCGTGCGTGTACTCCACGCGCCAGCCGCGAAGGCCGCCGCAGGGCGCGTAATCTTCGACCACGTGGGCGTCGATGATGTCGGTCATCGGGTGTCTCCTTGGTTGCTGAAGGCCGGCACTGCGCCGATGTATTCGGCGTCGGTGTTTGCGCCTGCGTGGCGGGTGTATGTCAGGCCGACCACCTCTTTGGCGCGGCGCGCGGTGCGGTATGACTGCACAAACGCCTTGCCGGTGTCGCGGCTGGTAAAGCGAACTTGATAAACCTTGCTCATTGGTCGTCTCCTGCTGCTGATAAGGTTAGTACTGAATGCCGGTCTTGAGGGCTTCGACCATGCTGCCCACCGGCAGCCAGCGGTCACCGTAGAACAACTCGTGGCGCACGAACCACTCGCGGCTGCTGCCGCCGCTCTCCGTGCCGCCCATCACCTCGAAGGTGCGGCCGTCGTAGGTCACGTCGAACTTGCCGTTGCCGGTCTTGACGATGTCGAGATCGGTGCAGTTGAAATGGTATTCGCGGCTGTTGATGGTGGCGAGGGCCATGTGCGTCACTCCGTTGCTGATGACCTCTTCTCTCATAACCAACGTGAGGTTGCAATAGCCTAATTTGCAGCATGAGCACTTTTTTACACGTGCTGCAGCATGCAGCATTAGCAGCACGGTGCAGCGTGATGCATCATGCTGCAAATGGTGCAGGTCGGGTAATGCAGCATTTCTGCAGCACGGAGGGGACACACCCCTTTAGGGGTGCCCCCCACTGCTGCAAATGCTGCACCGAGCAGATGCTGTGCTGCGCTGTAAAAATCCATGGTGTGATGACCAGCCCCGGAAGCTGAAGATGCAGCGTGATGCGTCGTGCTGCAGATGCTGCAGCACCTCGTAAAATATCGCTTGCAACGGTGCGTTGCATGTGAGATGGAGGGTCATCAGCAACCAAGGAGACACCCGATGACCATCCGCCCCGCCCTCGAAGCCTTCGCCCCCGAACTGGCCGATCAGTTCACCAGCTTCGCCACCCGCCGCATCGAGCGCTTGATCGAGCAGTTCGGCCTCGGGCTGAAGGGCATCGGCAACAGCGGCCAGTACAAGAGCTACGAAGCCGTAGCCGCCCTGTTCAACCGCCAGACCGGCGAAATTCGCGCCGACCGCCTTGAGGCCGCCGCCGCTGCCTACGCCGCCGCCACCATCGAAGCGTGGGCCGCCAAGATCGACCAGAAGATCGGCGACCTTATCGACGCTGAAGTGCGGGCTCTGGACGGCGCTCGCTTCCGCATCGTCGGCATCAAGAACGACCGCTCGATCTGCATCGAGCAGGACATGATCGTCAACGTCTCGCCGAAGGGCAAGCTGTTCAACCAGTTCCCCGCCCGCATCTACGTCAACGGCAAGTTCACCAGCGCGGCGGCTTACGCCAAGCTCTGACCAGCAGGGGGCGGCCACAGTGCCGCCCCTTGTCCTTCGCCCGGCTGGGTGTTATCTGCTGTGGGCTGGTAGTCCTGCCACGAAGCGGAGCATGCAGATGCCGTACCCGGCGAAGAAGAACCCTGAGCTGATTGAGCAGGTGCTGACGCGCATCGCGCACGGCGAGACGCTGGCGGCGCTTGGACGCGAGTTGGATTTCCATCCTGTGAACTGGGGCAAATGGGTTGCCGCAGACGAAGCGTTGGCGGTCGCGTACGCGCAGGCGCGCGACGTTGGCGGCGACGCACTGGCGGAGCAGGCCCTCGCCCTGATCGACGAGGAGCCGGCGCGCGTCGAGGGCCGTGTTGATCCGGGCCACGTCCAGTGGCGCAGGGCGCAGGTCGATACGCGCCTCAAGCTGCTGGCGTGCTGGAACCCGAAGAAGTACGGCGCGAAGCAGCAGACCGAGATCAGCGGCCCTGACGGTGGCGCGGTCAAGACCGAGGCCACCCTGACGCCAGAGCAGCTTGCCTCGCTCACTGAAGCCCTAATCAACCAGACCACAGGCAAGTAGTGGTTGACGCCGCGCTGCTGAAGAGCGCCACCGGACGCCATGCGACTTTCCTCGCGTGGCAGGACGCATGGCGTCGCACTGCGCGCGACATGCAGGTGCCCGAGAAGGCGGCCATCCTGCAGGGCAAGGACAAGAACTTCACGGAGTGCGGCTATCTCGCCGGGCGCGGGTTCGGAAAGACGCGCGTCGGAGCTGAGTGGCTGGGCCGCAAAGTGTTCCTTGACCCCGCCGGCTTCGACAGCGCCGTCATCGCCCCGACTTATCAGGACGTGAAGTTCACCTGCTTTGAGGGCGAGAGCGGGTTGCTCAACGTCATCCCGCCAGACCTGATCAAGAACTACAACAAGAGCGACCTCGTCATCGAGATGTACAACTGCGTCGGCGAGGTCGCTGTGATCCGGGGCTTTACGGCCGAAAAGCCCGAGCGTCTGCGCGGGCCGCAGCACACTCGCATCTGGTGCGACGAGCTGGCGGCGTGGATGTACGACGACGTGTGGGACATGGCCATGATGGGCCTGCGTCTGGGCGAGCGGCCGCAGGCGTTGTGGACGACGACGCCCAAGCCGAAGGAGATCATCCGCAAGCTGGTCGCGCCGAAGAAGGGCCGCGTGATCGTCAGCGGCTCGACCTACGACAACCGCACCAACCTGCCCGCCAGCTTCTTCGATCAGCTGGCGCAGTACGAGCAAACAACGCTCGGCCGTCAAGAGCTATACGGCGAGCTCATTTCGCCGGAGGAGAGCGGAATTGTGCGTCGCAGCCACTTCCGCCTGTGGCCGCACGACAAGCCGCTGCCGCAGTTCGAGCTGGTCATCCTGTCGCTCGACACCGCCTTCACCGAGGCGACGGTGGACAAGCGCAGCGGCGACCCGGACCCGACGGCCTGCACCGTCTGGGGCGTGTTCTACCACGAGAAGCGCAACAACGTGATGCTGCTCGACTGCTGGGACGCGCACCTCGGCATGCCCGACCTGATCCGGCGCGTGAAGAAAGAGATGAACATCTCCTACGGCGACGACGGCGACGCGGCGCTGATCAAGCCCATGTTCGGCTCATCCAAGCCGCTGACCTCTGGCCGCAAGCCGGACATCTTGTTGATCGAGGACAAGGGCAGCGGCATCTCACTGCGCCAGATGCTGGAGCGCGAGGGGCTGGAGGCCTATGCCTACAACCCCGGCCGCGCCGACAAGCTCACGCGCCTGCACATCGTCAGCCCGATCTTCGCACGCAAGATGATTTGGCTGCCCGAGAGCAGCAAGCACCCCGGCCAGCCGCGCAACTGGATCGACCCGCTGCTGCACCAACTGTGCAGCTACACCGGGCCGAACAGCATCAAGCACGACGACTACGTGGACAGCACCACGCAGGCGCTTCGCCTCATGATGGACAAGAGGTTGCTCGATGCGGTACAAGCCAAAAAAGACGAGACCGGACCACCTCCCAAGGTGATCAGCAACCCGTACGCTATTTGAAGGGCGAGCGATGGACGAGGACGACATGGACGAGCTGCCAGAAATGGTTGAGCTGCCCGAGGAAGAAGAGCCCGATGTCATCGACACTGAGGACGGCGGCGCTATCGTCAAGCTGGACGATGCCGACGAGCGGTCCGACGACTTCTACGCCAACCTCGCCGAGACCATGCCCGAGAGCGAGCTCAGCACCATGGCGGCTGACTACCTCGACCTGATTGGCAAGGACAAGGAAGCGCGCAAGAAGCGCGACGAGCAGTACGAGGAGGGCCTGCGCCGCACCGGTCTGGGCGACGACGCGCCCGGCGGCGCGCAGTTCAACGGCGCGACCAAGGTCGTGCACCCGATGCTGACCGAGGCGTGCGTGGACTTCGCCGCCCGCGCCATCAAGGAACTGTTCCCGCCGCAGGGTCCGGTCAAGGACTTCATCCCCGGCGAGCCGACCGTCGAAAAGCTCAAGAAGGCCAAGCGCAAGACGGACTTCATGAACTGGCAGCTCACGGTGCAGAGCCCTGAGTTCCGCGCCGAGCTGGAGCAGCTCCTCACGCAGGTGCCGCTGGGCGGCGCGCAGTATATGAAAACCACTTGGCACGAGGCGCGCAACCGGCCGGAGTTCCTGTTCGTCGCCATCGACGACATGTACCTGCCGTTCTCGGCGACGAACTTCTACAGCGCCCAGCGCAAGACGCACGTCCAGTACCTGACGCAGCTTGAGTACACCCAGCGCGTCAAGCGCGGCATGTACCGCGACGTGGACCTGACGCCCGTCACCCTTGAGCCCGACTTCAGCTTGGCCGAGAAGGCCAACAACAAGATCGAGGGCCGCACCGAGACCAGCTACAACGAGGACGGCCTGCGGACCGTCTACGAAATCTACGTCACGGCCGACATCGAGGAGGACGGCGAGGCGCTGCCCTACATCATCAGCGTGGACAAGGTCACCAGCAAGGTGCTCTCGATCTACCGCAACTGGGACGAGCTGGACGAGGCGCAGGAAGAGCTGCAGTGGTTCGTCGAGTTCCCGTTCATCCCGTGGCGCGGCGCGTACCCCATCGGCCTGCCGCACATGGTCGGCGGCATCTCGGCCGCCGCGACGGGCGCACTGCGCGCCCTGCTCGACAGCGCGCACATCAGCAACAGCCAGACCATGTTGAAGCTCAAAGGCGGCAGCAAGGGCGGCCAGTCGCTTGAGATACAGCCGACGCAGGTGATGGAGATCGAGGGCGGTCTGGCGGCGGACGACATCCGCAAGCTGATCATGCCACTGCCGTACAACCAGCCGTCGCCGGTGCTGTTCTCCCTGCTCGGCTTCCTCGTCGATGCCGGCAAGGGGGTCATCCGCACCAGCATGGAGGACATCGCGGACGGCAATCCGAACGCGCCGGTCGGCACGACGCTGGCCAAGATCGAGCAGGGCATGGTCGTGTTCAGCGCCATCCACGCCCGCATGCACAACAGCATGCAAAAGCTGCTCGGCATCCTGCACCGCCTCAACGCGATGTACCTTGAGGACGAGGACATCAAGGAGGAGATCGGCGAGCAACTGGCCACGCGCGAGGACTTCGAAGGTCCGCTCGACGTGGTGCCGGTGTCCGACCCGAACATCTTCAGCGAGGCGCAGCGCTTTGCACAGGTGCAGGCGGTCGCCCAGCGCGCGGCCGCGCTGCCGCAGCTCTACGACCAGCGCGCCGTCGAGGAGCGCATCCTCGACACGCTGAAAATCCCCAACGCCCAGAAGCTCCTGCTGCCGCCGACCACGCCGAAGGAGCAGAACGCGGTCAACGAGAACCTGTCGGCCTCGATGGGTCGGCCGGTCGTGGCCTTCCCGGCGCAGGACCACATTGCCCACCTCAAGACGCACCTCGCGTACATGATGAACCCGGCGTTGGGCCAGAACGCGCTGATCGCGCCGGTCTACCTGCCGATTATGCTGAACCACCTGAAGGAGCACATCGCCCTGTGGTACGTCTCGTCGGTGCTGGAACTGGCCGAGGAAGAGGCGGGCGAGGATGTCACCAAGACGATAAAGGAACTGAAGACGCCCGAGGCGCGGCAGGCGTTCGACCGCATGCTGGCCGAGGCGTCGCAGAGCGTCGTCGAGCAGGCGACCGGCGTCTTCGCATCGCTGCCGCCCGTCATCCAGCAGGTGCAGCAGATCATCCAGCAGTTGCAGCAGCCCGGCATGCCGCAGGACCCGCGTCTGGCCATCGAGCAGCAGAAGATGCAAATCCAGCAGCAGGACAGCCAGCAGCGCGCCCAGATCGAGGGCCAGAAGATGCAGGCCAACATGCAGATGGAGCAGGTCAAGATGCAGGCCAACATGCAGCTTGAGCAGGCCAAGATGCAGGCCGACCTGCAGCGCGACCAGCAGCGCGCCCAGATCGAGGGACAGAAGATGCAGGCCGACGGCCAGCTTGAGCAGCAGCGCATGCAGCTTGAGGCGGCCAAGGCGCAGATCGACATGCAGCTTGAGCAGATGAAGCAGGACCGCGAAGACCAGCGCAAGAAGGCCGAGCTGGACGCGCGCATGGCCATGAACCTGCAGGACAATCAAACCGCGATGCAGCTCGCCGCAGCGGAAATAGCCTCGGGCGAGAGGTTTGACGTGTCCACGGGCACAGGCATCAACCCGCAACCGTAAGGAGGCCGACAATGGCTAAGGACACACCCAAGAGCAGCGAAGTCGCCCAGAGGGGCGAGGGCGTCAAGCAGCACAAGCGGATGGCCATGGGCGAGATGCCCAAGGTGCCGTCGATGCCTAAGACACCTGCATGAGAATTGAGACCCTGCTGCAGCGACTGGAGCAATCGCAGGCCGAGTTGGCACGCGATGCGCTGCAGCAGCCTCAAGGCCGAGACCTTTTCGAGTATGGAAAAGTGGTCGGCATGTACGCGGGCCTTGAGCTTGCCAAAACCGCGTTGATCGACACGGTGGCGGAGAGCGAGCGAAAGGCCTTTGACCTTTAACCCCCTTGAGCGGAGGAGCACCCGTGCAAGACTACGTTCTGAACAAAGTGCAATTTGCGTATGGCAGCCTCGAAGAGGCCTTCCCGGCCATTGATCCGGGCGTAACGCCGTTCGGCAGCCGCGTCCTGTGCCAGATACGTCTGGCCAAGCAGAAGACGGCCGGCGGCATCATCCTGACGGGCGACATCAAGGACACCGAGACTTGGAACACGCAAGTGGCCAAGGTCGTGGCCGTCGGCGATCTCGCCTTTAGGAACCGCAACACGCAGCAGCCATGGCCCGAGGGCTCGTGGTGCGAGGCGGGGGACTACGTCCGCGTCCCCAAGTACGGCGGCGACAAGTGGACAGTGCGTATCGACGATGACCAAGAGGTCATCTTCGTAATCTTCAACGATCTGGACCTCATAGGCCGCGTCACGGGCGATCCGCTCGCGATGAAGTCCTATGTGTAATCCATAAGGCTGAAAGGAGCCGATCACGTGGCAGACATTTTTGAAGAGAAGGACGACGAAGAACTCGTCATCATCGAGACGGAGGACGAGAACTTCCCCGTTGCAAAGGAAGAAGAGGCCGTCGCCGAGGAGGAAGAGGAGGAGGACGAAGAGCGCCTCGCCATGTCCGAGGACGACAGCGAGGACGAGATCACGAACAAGCACGGCCGTGATCGCCGCAAGCGCCGCGAGCTGCAGAAGCGCGCCCGCGACAACGCCAAGCGCGAGATCGAGCTTCTGCGCCAGCAGAACGCCGACTTGGTCAGCCGCGTGCAGGCCATCGAGGGCAAGACCTACGCCCAGCAGGCCATGACCATCGAGCAGCGCTACCAGCAGGCCCTGTACGAAGCGCAGCAGGCCGAGCAGATCATGGTGCGCGCCATCGAGGCCGGCAACGGCGCTGACATGCTGCAGGCCGAGCGCATCCGCGACGAGGCTAAGAAGCGTGCGGAGCAACTGGTCAACGAGCATCAGCAGACGCAGCAGCAGGCGCAGCAGGCGACCGTGCCACGGGCCGACCCGCGCGTCGTGGACTACGCCAAGCAGTGGATGGAGGCGAACCGCTGGTACAACCCGCAGGGCCGCGACGAGGACAGCGCCATCACCAAGGCCATCGACAACTCGCTGGCGGCGGAGGGCTGGAACCCGGCGTCCGAGGAGTACTGGCACGAGCTGACGCGCCGCGTGGCCGCCCGCATCAGTGACGACGACGCCCCGGCGCAGGGCCGCACGCCGCGCCGCAAGGCTCCGCCGACCGGCAACACGCGCGAACACACGCCCACCCGCACGCGAAATGAAGTGGTAGTGACACCCGAGCGGAAGGCTGCTATGATCGAGGCGGGCAAATGGGACGATCCGGTTCTCCGGGCGGCTCAGCTCAAGGCGTATCAAGCCTACGACCGTGAACGATCAGCTCGCTGAAAAGGAGAGAGCTAATGAACGAACCCCGTATGGATGATCGCCTTAAAAAGGAACTGGGCGATAGCCGTCGCACCCGTGGGCACACTGATCGCTTGGCGACAGAGAACCGCGCGTACACTGAGGACGAACGGCTCGAAATGTTCCGAATGCAACTGTACAACGACCGACTTCCGAACTTGCCCGACATTCCGGGTTATCATGTCTGCTGGCTCACGACGGCCAACACAGGCGACACCATCCAGTCACGCTCGCGCATGGGTTATGAATTGATCCGCGCCGAGGACGTGCCGGGCATGGACCTGATCATCCAGAAGACGGGTGATTATGTCGGCTGTGTAATGGTCAACGAGATGATCGCGGCTAAGCTGCCCACGTCCCTGTATCTCAGGTACATGCAGGAGGCTCACCACGACGCACCGTTGCGTGAGGAGGAGAAGCTCGAAGACACCGCGCAGCTTATGCGCGATCAGGCCGAGCGTTCCGGTGGCAGGCTGATCGAAAGCGACGCAATGCAGGAAATCGGTAACTACGCCCCTGCCAGAGGCATTTTTGACTGATGGCGGGATTTCCACTCATCATGAGGTAAATGGCTATGACTACGACTGCCCAGCCGTTCGGCCTGCGTCCTTCATCGCACCCCTCGGGTACGATCCGTCCGGTGGCTTACACCATCGCGACTGGGTACGCAGTGAACATCTTCCAGAACCAGCCGGTTCGGATTGCTCCCTCCACTGGCGGTGGCCAGACTGAAGGCACTATCGTTGCTGCGGCAACGGGCGAAGCCTTCATCGGCACCTTTCAGGGTGTGGAGTTCACCGATAGCGACGGCCGCTATCGCGTGAGCAACAAGTGGACTGCGTCCACTGCCGCCACGACCATCACCGCCTATGTCACGTCTGACCCGGCAATCGTCTACGAAGTGCAGACGAACGCCAACGTCACGACCGCTGACATCGGCAAGCAGTACAACTTCGCCAACACGCTCGTGGGTAACACCGTGACCGGGTTGTCGTCGGCTGCTCTCGATGTTTCGTCGGCCGCCGCGAACGCCTCTGTCCGTCTTGTCGGTCTCAGCGACGCTGTCGAAGATACCGCCACGGATGCTTTCCTCACCGTCAATGTCCAGATCAGCGAACACCAGTTCGTCGCTGATGTGGCCGCCATCTAAGGAGGGCTTGAACCATGGCTACGCCGATGCGTTCAACTGATTTCCGCTCTATTGTCGAACCGATCCTGAACGAAGAGTTCAACGGCATCTACGACCAGCGGGCGGACGAGTATGCTCAGGTCTTCAAGACCTTCAAGGGCATCCCTCGCAACTACCATGAAGAGCCCGTTCTGTACGGCTTCGGCGCTGCGCCGGAACTGCCGGACGGCATGCCGGTCACCTACCAGTCCGGTGGTGTGCTCTTCATCCAGCGCTACGTCTACAAGGTCTACGGTCTGGCTTTCGCCCTGACCAAGGTCCTCGTGGAAGACGGCGATCACATCCGTATCGGTCAGACCTATGCGCGTCACCTCGCACAGTCGCTGATCGAGACGAAGGAAACCCTCGGTGCCAACATCCTGAACCGCGCTTTCAACGGTTCGTATGTCGGCGGCGACGGCAAGTCCCTCGTTGCCACGGATCACCCGCTGGCAAACGGTGCCACGTTCAGCAACCAGCTCAACACCGCTGCGGCCCTGTCGCAGACCTCGCTTGAGCAGTTGCTGATCCAAATCCGCAACGCCGTTGACAACAACGGCAAGCGTATTCGCCTGACGCCGAAGAAGATCGTCACCGGTCCTTCGAACGTCTTCCAAGCCGAAGTTCTGCTGAAGAGCGTGCTGCGTGCTGGTACCGCCGACAATGACATCAACCCAGTTAAGTCTATGAATTTGCTGGCAGAAGGTCAGGCGAACCTGTCGCGTATCACCTCGGCCACCGCATGGTGGGTGCAGACTGATGCGCCGGAAGGTCTGAAGCTCGCAACCCGCCGTGGTCTGGAAAAGTCCATGGAAGGCGACTTCGAAACCGACAGCATGCGCTATAAGGCAACCGAACGCTACGCATTCGGGTGGACTGATCCGCGCGGTGTTTTCGGAACACCCGGGGTGTAGTCCTTTACAGGCATCTGTCCAAGGTGGTAGGGTCTTAGCCGGCCCTACCACTAAGGACAAAAAAGATGCCAACGAAATGCCACATACATAACTGCTCAAAGCCCTCTGTTTCCAAGGGCTTGTGCGATACCCATCGCAAACGTGTAGCTCGCCACGGGACAATCGAGCAGACGCGCCCAGCAGACTGGGGCGCTAAAGAAAAACATCCCAAGTACAAAGCGTGGTGCAGCCTTCGTCGCTATCATCGGGACGCTATCCCCGCAACGTGGGCAGCCGATTTCTGGGCCTTTGCCGCCGACACGCCTGAAAAGCCCGAGGGGCGGGTGGCGATCCAACGTGCGGACAGCGGCAAGCCGTGGGGCGTTGGTAACTTTTACTGGAAAGAGCCGATTGTTACCGGCGCAAAGCGCGCGCAGAACGCGGCTTATATGCGGGAGTATTCTCGTAAGATGCGCGCTTTCAATCCCGAGTATCATAAAAGCGCGCAACTTAAGCGGTTGTACGGCATTACCATTGATCGGTACAACGAGATGCTTGAGACGCAAGGGGGTGGCTGCGCCATATGCGGAAAAGCCGAGGGCAACGAGATACGCGGCAAAGTAGTCTCCCTCGCCGTTGACCACGATCACGTCACAGGCGCTGTCCGGGCGCTGCTTTGCTCTGCCTGCAACACTGCCATCGGCCTCTTCAACGACGACGATGCGCTACTAGCCAAGGCACAAAGCTATGTGTTATACCATCGATGATCTGGGACAAACCAGCTCGTCAGACCGGCCCAGCGGACGGTGCACAGACTGGCGAGCAACTTGTGCATAAAGGATAGAGCATGGGCTCGACTACTTTCTCCGGTCCGGTAACCTCGACCAACGGCTTCATCGGCAACATGACCGGCAACATCACTGGCAACGTGACGGGCAACGTCACGGGCGACCTGACCGGCCGCGTATTTGGTACTGTCACCACGCGCTCAGGCGCTGGCGCTGTGCCGATCACGTCGGGCACCGTCCGCCTGACCACGAC